CCACCTCCTCCTCCTGAGGCTCCCCCAGTGTTAGAACAGGATGCTCCAAGTTTGAGCGATGCTAACGAGGATGGTAGCAACCTAGATAAACGGGCTGCTGGGTTTAAGTCTTATAAGATAGACAAACGAAACAAATACATGAGTGATGGTAATAAGCTAGGTAACATAGATACCTCAGGTAAAACCTCAGTTAACATATAATAAGGATTGATTATTGTGCAGCACTTAGACGCATCTTGCGCTAAAAGGTACGACAATCTTTCTTCACTCAGAACGACATATTTAGAACGTGCGAGAGATGCAGCTAAACTAACTATACCATCTCTTGTTCCAGAAGAAGGTCACACAGAGTCCTCAAGGTTACGCACTCCATATCAGGGTGTAGGAGCCAGAGGAGTGAACAACCTTGCATCTAAATTGTTGCTTTCATTACTACCTCCTAACTCACCATTCTTTGCAATGCGTCTTGATGATTTCACAATACAAGAACTTGCTCAGTCTGATGGTGCTAGGGCAAAAGTGGATGAGGCTCTTAACAAGTATGAACGTGCAGTAATGACAGAGATTGAAAACTCTGGTATGCGCTCACCTATATTTGAAGCCTTGAAGCAACTGATTGTCGCTGGAAACGTACTACTATATTTACCACCTGATGGTGGTGCGAGGGTATTCCCGTTAAGCAGATATGTAGTGATACGTGATCCGATGGGTGAAGTAATTGAGGTTATCGTCAAGGAAACAATGTCACGGGAAACACTCCCAGAGGACATAAAGAAATTAATTGCAAAAAAAGATAACGATCTTCCAAGTGAACAGAACAACGAAGATAAAGATGAGATAAACCTATACACTAAGATGTACCGTAAGGATAACAAGTACCACCTATATCAAGAGATAGACGGTAAGGTTGTACCTGACTCCCAAGGTAAATACCCATTAAACAAGGCTCCCATGCTACCCCTGAGGTGGACTCGAATAGACGGTGAGAATTATGGAAGGTCATATGTAGAAGAATACATGGGCGATCTAATGAGCCTTGAGGGATTATCTAAGGCTATCTTAGAGGCATCCGCTGTGGCTGCTAAGGTTGTGTTCATGGTTGCTCCCAATGGGACCACAAGAGCCAGAGACATAGCTAAGGTTGACAATGGAGGTATTGTCAGTGGTAATGCTGCTGAGGTATCTACACTATCCATTGATAAACAAGCGGATATGTCTATTGCCTATCAGACAACCTCAACCATTACTGAGAGGCTATCTTTCGCATTTCTCATGAACTCCTCAATTCAACGACAGGGAGAACGTGTGACTGCTGAGGAAGTCAGGTATATGGCAGGGGAACTTGAGGATGCGCTGGGCGGTGTCTACTCGATACTATCCCAAGAGTTCCAGTTACCCATGGTCAATCGTATTATTGATAGGATGACTAAGAAGAAGAAGCTACCACCGTTACCAAAGGGTGTAGCTAATCCAACTATTGTTACAGGTCTTGAGGCTCTAGGGCGTGGACATGATATGAATAAGTATCAGATGTTCCTTAACGCATTAGCACCACTTGGTCCTGAGGCTGTCGGGCAGTTCATGAACGTAAATGATTATATCAAACGGGTAGGTACTGCATTGGGCATTGATATGGATGGCCTAATTAAATCTGAAGAACAATTACAACAAGAACAACAACAGGCGGCAGAAATGCAGCAACAACAGCAAATGAATGAGATGGCTAAAGCAGCCACAGGTCCAGTTGCTAAGGAAGCTGCTGCTGGTATCCGTGAAGCTGTTGCGGGAAGTGAAGAAGAATAATATGGTTGAATCAGTAACTATTGATACATCAAGTGAAACAGAAGGTCCGACTTTAGAAGAACAAGCGGAAGCTATGGATTCACAAGTAGAAGAACAACAAGTAGAAGAAGAAGCCACAGGGGATCGTCCTGAGTGGCTACCTGAGAAGTTTAATTCTCCTGAGGATATGGCTAAGGCTTATTCTGAATTGGAGACTAAGCTAGGGTCTGGTGAATCCCAAGATACCGATGAGTTCAACGAGAACGAAACACGGGAAACCTTGGATGACGCTGGGGTGGATTACGATGCACTCTCAGCGGAGTTCTGGGAGACAGGTAATCTATCAGATGAAAGCTACCAACAGCTAAGAGAAGCTGGTGTTCCTAAGGAGATTGTGGATAGCTACATTGATAGTCAACTTAATATGGTTGAAACTAAGCGTAGCTCCATCATGAATGAAGTAGGTGGTCCTGATGGATACCAAGCGTTAACCGCATGGGCTGCTGATAACCTTGATGATGGTGAGATTGATTACTTCAACAGTGTCATGGACGGTAATGACTTCAACGCTGTATCCATGACTGTAAAATCTTTAGCTGCCCGTAGGGACGCTTCAGAGGGTATGGAGCCCCGCCGTAATCTATCTGGATCAATGTCAGGTGGAGGAGCATCAGCTTACGACAGCGTAGCTCAATTAATGGCAGACATGCAAAGTCCTAAGTATGACACTGACGCTGCTTTCAGAGCTTCAGTCGAGGCTAAGTTAGGACGCTCTAACATAATGTAAGGAAATCATATGAGTAAATCTGGTAGGGTATACTCAGATTATGATAAGAAGTACCAAGCGCAGCCTAAACAGGTTGCAAAGAGGGTTGCCAGAAACAAGGCAAGAAGAATGATGGTCAAGAAACACGGTAAGTCCAGCCTTAGTGGTAAGGACATTGATCATAGTGATGGCAACCCCACCAATAACAGTACCTCTAATCTAAAGATAATGTCTCGTTCAGCGAACAGGGCAAAAAAGTAGGGTAGCCTTAGGGCTTCCTACGCCACGTTGCTTATTAGTAAGTGGCGAAAATAAGAACAACCAAAGGCCACGGGTGTTCTATTTTTTCATCTAACCAATGCAAACGACACGAATGACCCGCTAAGGTGGATAATCTTTCGGAGAGAGAGCTACAGATTAGTGAAAACCTAACAATTATTAACTCTTTTCAAAGGACAATAAAATGTCAGATGCAAATCCATCCCGCTTGGGCCAAGACGGATTAACAGGCGCAACAGACGCCCTGTTTCTCAAGGTCTTCTCAGGTGAAGTTATGGCTACTTTCAATGCAAATACTGTAATGAAAGAGAAAGTACGTGTGCGGAATATCAATAACGGTAAGTCAGCACAATTCCCAGCAATCGGTAAAACCGTAGCTGAGTATCACACTGCTGGTGCTGAAATCCTTGGTAACAAGATCGAACACGGTGAGAAAGTAATCACTATTGACGATCTATTGATCTCCAACACTTTCATTGCCAACATTGATGAAGCCAAGAACCACTACGATGTACGCTCAGAGTATTCTAAGCAAATGGGTCAAGCACTAGCTCAGACTTATGATCGTAACTTGTTCTCAATGGCTGTAAAAGCTACACGTGATCCAACAGGTTTAGGTAAAGGCGTTGCTGACCAAGGCGATGCTTCCTCTGAAGCTGTAGGGGCAACCCCAACTACAACTCAAATTGTAACTGCTATCTATGATGCTGCTGCTACACTTGATGAACGTAATGTCCCAGAGACAGATCGTTACGTCTTTGTTAGCCCATCAATGTACTACGCTTTGGTACAAGAGGACAAACTGATTAACCGTGATTTCGGTGCAAATGGTTCGTACTCTGATGGTACAGTTATGAAGGTTGCTGGTATGACTATTATCAAAACCAACAACTTAGTACAGGACCACACTGCTGCGACTGCTACATTCCCAGACTTCAACAATAAGTACGCCATTGATGCGTCTGATTGTGCTGCTCTGATCTTGCAGCGTCAAGCCATGGGTACTGTTGAGCTAAAGGGTATGGCTACTGAAATGGAATACGACATACGGCGTCAGGGTACTCTTGCAGTATCTAAAATGGCTGTAGGTCACGGTATTCTGCGTCCAGAATGTCTGATTGCTCTGCAAGCTGCTTAAAACAATGGACCTCTCTAAGAACTCTTAGAGGGGTCTTTTTTACATTTAAGGAAAACTCATGGCAACTCTACTAACCCCAACGACAGAACTCGAAGCTGTCAACGTATGCCTATCCAATATTGGAGAGTCACCAGTGAGTACAATAACTGGTGATATACCTGTTGATGCTGCATTAGCTAAAGACTTGGTGAGACAGGTCACTAGGGAAACTCAACTATACGGAATGTATTGGAATACAGAGATAGACTACGATCTAATTCCTGATGCAAATAATAATTTAGTTCTGCCAGCTAACATACTGTCCATAGACACCACAGGTGACGATAAGAATAAAGACTTAGTGGCTAGAGGTCGTCTTATGTATGATCGCAGAAATCACACATACCTATTTGATACTAAAGTAAGAGTTAACATGGTTGTGGCACTCAGTTTTGAGGAAACTCCTGAGTCATGCCGTAGATATGTATCCATAAGGTCTGCCCGAATTTACCAAGAGAGAGTAATGGGTTCTGCTGCTGTATCTAGCTTTAACACAGCAGATGAACGTGCAGCTAAGGCGTTATTACTGGCAGAGAATATGGAAGTTGAAGATCAAAACATGCTTACAGGAAACAGGGCAGTAGCTCGTATCCTAGTCCGTAACAACTAAAGGATATAAAATGCCACTCGTATCCACCACTGTATCAAACCTAATTAGTGGTGTGTCACAACAACCTGCTCCACAAAGGTTACGCACATCAGGTGAAGAAATGATAAATGCGTATCCATCTGTTGTAGCTGGGTTGCAAAAAAGACCATCCACAGAATTTATTGGTCCTCTGAATACAAGCATAGCTGACAATGACTCCACTGCGATTCACGTGATTAACCGTGATTTAAACGAGAGATATATCGTCATTGGTGGATCAGGGGATATAGAAGCATACACCACAGACGGTGTTAAGAAATCAATCAGCTTTCCAGACGGTAAGACTTACCTTCCTACATCAGATATGTGGAAAAGGTTAAAGTTTGTAACTGTTGCAGATACTACCTTTGTATTAAACACAAGCAAAACAGTTAGTACAAACGACTTAACAGATAGCAGAGATAACCCATCAAAGAGAGCCTCAGTTTTCATTAAGAGGGCTGTGTCTTCCACGACATACGCAGTGTACGTTAATGGTACATTAGCTGCTACCACCACAACAGAAGATAACACAACAGCAGAGACAGCCTTAGAGGGTACTTCAGATATAGCCATAGAGCTAAAAGACTCCGCTAAGGGTAAAGGTTACTCTGACGCCACTACATACGGTCCAGTGCTATCATTCACTGTCCCAGAAAATGCAATTATTACTGTACTCGATCAGTTTGGTGGCAATGCTATGGAAGCATACACAGACCGTATTCAGTCATTCGATAGACTACCTCCTTCTGAAATGGAGGGTAGGCTGGTACGAATTAAGGGGAACCTTAATGATGCCACAGAGGACTACTGGGTAGAGTATGAAAGAGGTGTATGGATTGAGACAGTAGGGTATGGAGCAAGGCAAGAGTTAAACGCTTCAACCATGCCTCATGTTCTAATTAGAAACGCAGATGGTAACTTTACATTTAAGAAACACTCTTGGCCTGAGAGAAAAGTTGGGGATAACGATAATAACCCAGCACCAACCTTTGTAGGACGTAAGATAAACAATCTGTTTCTATTCAAGGGCCGTATGGGATTCCTGAGTGAAGAAAATGTAATCATGTCATCCGTAGGGGAACTTGAGGACTTATATAGGTCCACAGTTGTCCAAGTGTTTAACTCAGATAGAATTGACGTTGCCAGTATAACAGGACGGGTAAACAACCTGTATCACACAGCAGCGTTCTCAGATACCCTAGTGTTATTCTCAGATAGCCAACAGTTTAAGCTAACATCTGAGGAGGTGTTGTCACCTACTAAGGTTGGTATTGTACCATCCACTAAGTTTGCGTGTTCACCTAACACCTCACCAGTAGCCTCAGGACCGATAGTGTTCTTTTCTACTGATGGAGCAACTAACTCTACTGTTAGAGAGATGTATATTGATGAAGAATTAGAATCCATAGATGCTGATGAAATATCAATGCAGGTTCCCTCTTATATACCTAATCAAATAAGAACCATGGCAGTGTCTACATACGAAGATATAATGGTATGTATGTCTCCGTTAGAGCCTTCAACACTATACGTTTACAAGTGGTTTACCTCAGGCAATGAGAAGGTACAAACCGCATGGTCTAAGTGGGAGTTTGGGTCTGGGGGTCAGATATTAGGTGTAGAGTTCTTAGAGGACTACCTATACATGGTCTACAGGTTTGGTGGTAAAGTATATCTGGATAAGATGTTCTTAGATACCAAGGCTTCCTCTAATGCACTGTTAGATCACCACATTGATGATCAAGATATGACTGTTACTTACGAAGCAGATAATGAACGCTCAAAGATAGTAATACCATATGAGAGTCCCACTGTAATAGACTTCTATCGCATGGATGGTTTCATGAGAGTAAATGGTCCTAAAGGTCAGAAGCTAGAGGTAATCAAACAATCAAATAATACATACTATGTAGAGGGTGAGGACGTAAGTAACTGGCGGTTAAACGCAGGTTCTCCTTACCGTTTTGAATATGAGTTCTCCACACAGTATATACGAGAGCAGACACCTACAGGTGAAGCGGCAGTACAGAATGGGCGACTACAGATACGTTATATGTCCATACTGCACACTAATACATCGTATTTTGAGGTAGAGGTTACTCCTAAAAACAACAAGACATTCAAGCACATATACAGTGCAAGAGATTTCACAGAAGAAGATGACAGGCTAGGTATAATGCCCAGTTCCTCAGGTGAGTTTAACTTCCCAGTGTATGCACAGAATGACAAAGTAAAGATTAAGATAGTAAACGAAAGTGCCTTTCCATGTTCCTTTGGTTCTATGGAGTGGACAGGAATGTATGTAGGGAAATCAAAGAGGCTTAAATGATATACGTCCGTGAAACCCGCCAAGATGACTTAGAGCATCTAGCGGATAACCTCAGGGATGCCGATTTAGATGAGTTACACGCTCAGTGTGACTTAGAACCTCTCACAACACTCAAGTTGGCTATGGTGTTAGCCAAGAGATGTATGACTGTAAGTGATCTCAAGGGTACTCCACTGGGTATCTTTGGGGTCAACAGTACATCCATAAAGGGTTTGGGGGCTATCTGGATGATGGCTACCCCAGACTTACTTAAACATCGAGAACAATTCATGAGAGAATGTAAGGACACTATCCGTGAGGTATCTCAAGGGTATTCATGTGTATTCAACTACACAGACGAAAGAAACACAGTCCACCACAGGTGGCTCAAGTGGTGTGGATTTACCTTCATCAAAAGACATAGCGACTTTGGCTTAGATAAACAGCCATTCTTAGAGTTCGTTAAAATATTATAGGATATAAATATGGCGTTACCAGTTATGGCACTTGCTGCTGCATCAGCAGGTATGAGTCTCCTTGGGAGTATGTCTCAAGTATCTGCACAGAATAAATATGCGTTAGCTAACAGTAAGAACGCAAGGCAAGCTGCTGCATACAAGCAAGATCAAGAGATGGAGTCTTATATAGAGTCCAATAGACAGATGCTTATGGGTTCTATGGACCGTGCATTACAAGCTAGGTCTAACTCTGACTTAGCTATGGTAAGTATGTTTGAGACAGGCGGTGGTGGACAGGTAATGTCCGACATGCTGGGTGAACGTAAGGCAGTAGAAGCAAGAAACATATACCGTGATCGCTTAGAGCGTAACAGTATGAAGATACAGACTAACCGTAACCTCAAGGGTTATGAAAATGAAGCCAAAGGACGTATTGCGGGTTCTCCAACTACCTCTCTCAACTTTGGTCACATCATGCAAGCTGGTGCTAAAGGCTTGCCGCATTTAACCTGAGGGAACAAAAATGGCTAGAGTAACACCTGATGTACCCCAGCGGGGTGCAGCACAGAACCTATTGAATGTAGTGGATAACTACTACGCACCCGCAAGGGACAGAGTGGGTGAACAAGGAATGTCTCAAGGTCTTGAGGCTGCTTCAAACTTCTTTGGACAGCAAGCGGCCATCGAGAAGGAACATCAACTTAAAGAGATTTCACTACAGGCTCAACAGGACGCCATGCAGGGACTAGACCCCGATGAGGAACTGGCTCAAGTACGCAAGGGTCTGCTGTTTAGGTCTAACTCACGTGCATACAACCAAGTCTATAATGAGACTATGGGTAAGAAGGCAGCTATTGAGTTCAAAGAGAACGCTACGTTGGACTATGAGAAGTCAGGTCTTAGCAAGTCTACAGACCCAGCAGCGTTCAGAGAGTGGATGAACAACAGAACTAATGAGTTTCTAACTGCTGAGTCTAGTCAAAACCCATACTTCCTAGCGGGTGCTATGCCTTATGTGGAACAGACTGCGTTCAATATGGGCGCAAAGCACATGAGTAATATTAATAGTACACTCAAGGCTAACCATGCGGCTGCTGTTCAGAGACAAGCGGAAGACATAGCACTT